TAAAAACCAATTTTTTTCGGTGATGGACAGCGATCAAGAACGTCCTGTAATTCGTTCAACCATGCCTGTTCTTTTTTTGTCAACGTTGCCATATCAGTTTTCCTTATACGGATTAATTTTATTGTGCAATGTGTTGAACGACGCCCATACCACGTCGTTATACAATTCAATAACTGGCTCAATTATTTTCCCGATTGCCCAGATAAAAATTAGCGGGGATATCGGTATCATCAACACGATAAACAGAATGAGAAACAGAAATTCTATTGCTCTACTCTTTCGCGGATAGTTTTTCCTGAATAGTGTAGGCACCTCACTCTCCTTTAATGCGAAAGTGGTTTTTCCAGCGGTTTTGCGCCGCGCTGGGCTTTTTGCAAAAACCGCAATCCATCATCCCGTAATATTTCATCAACCCAATTCGTCGGTTGCTGAGTCTCACCCACTGCCATACGCCTGGATCGTTTCTGCGAACTAACAGAATCTTTGCTTTACGGTTGTTGGTTGCCATATCCCCCTCCCTTGATACCAATATTTACAACATGGCAAGCCTCTTTGAGCACCCAGTCAACAGCGTCTTTCCATGCTCCGGTTTCGACTGGCGGATTCTCACGCTTTACCAGTTCATAGAAACGTACTGCTCTAACCAGTCCATCTGACGGTTTTGCCTGTAGTGCAGCCTGAGCTATGCGGTATGCCTGGAGTATACGGGCGTCGTTGATATCCATTCCGAACGGAATTTCTGATGATTGTGATTCTGCATCTTCAAGCCTGGCAATTTCTTTACGTAAGAAGTATTTCAACTCTTGTTTTTGTTTTCTGTTCATGCGTTTTTTCCCTTTTTGTCTGTCACTTCTCTCCTGATAATTTCATTGCACAAATCCACGCACTCATTGCAGATGTAAACAGACGGTCCAGCAATCACCTTTGTGACTTCGTACTGGGATTTATTGCAGAAGCTGCAATAAATCGTCTCCTCACCTGAAGTCCATGTTTTGCTGGTTTCGCCAGACATCAGTTGTTTGAGGTCTTTTTCACGACGAAGAACTATCTGGCCACATTCAGCTATTTTTTGGATGTTGACATTTTCTTCTTTCGCCAGCGCTTCCATCCGCTCAATCAGTCGCTGCGCTTTTTCTCTGTCAATGTGTTGCATTGTGTCCCCCTTGTTTATGCTCCCGGGTTAAAGTCATCAGGGCGGATGCGCCCTGATGTTGTGTTATTCGGGAAATAACGCCCGGATATTTCCGGCCATCTGACTGGTTATCTGTGCGGCTGATACTGGCTGTGACGCGGGGCGTTCTGTCCTGGTTTGTGTCACTGATAACGCCTCATCATCAGCCCATGCAGCCAGTCGGTAAGCCTCTGCCGGATTCATTTTCAGTAGTGCCAGCCCGGCCAGAAAAGCCACGCGTTGACCACTTTTGCGGGCTTCTGGTGTAAGGCTGTCCAGCCAGGCGCATGCTTCGCCTTCGTTCTTGACGGCGGCGGGCTTCAGATAGAAACTTATCCGTCTGGTTGGTGTCGTCATTGGCTTACTCCTTGTCCATTGCGTACAGCCCATTAACCAGAGCAAACTGTGGCACCCCGTCCGCGATGAAAGTCGCATTAACTCCGCAGGCTTCGCGGATAGCGGGTGCCACAATCTCCGCCCCGCCACCGACAACCATCACCCGCCCGTAACCCGAAAAACCCGCCAGCGCGCGGATCACGCGTTGTTTCAGTGTTTCTTCCTTTTCACGAATAACCGCCATCAGGCTGGCGTAATGCGCGTCATTGTGGATGTGCTGGCGCAGCCAGGCTTCATCATGGCGATGTTCAATAATGGTATTGGCGATGTGGTGACTGGTGCGCATACCGTTAGTGGCCATCACCGACAGCACGGCATCGGCCATCAGTGAAACACCTACGTGTGGATCGCAAAACACCTGGCTGATACCTGCCAGTTGTCCCTGAACCTTTGCCACATCCAGCGTGGTTCCGCCCAAATCCACAATCAGCAGGGATTCAAACGGACTCATGTCAGCCAGTGCCTTAAAGCCTGCCGGAATGGATTCAGGCATAACCCGCACGTTACGGATAGTGAATGCCTCACCGTTCTGGTACTCCACCGGGCGCATGACGTTCGCTTTTTTGCGGTTGATGTTGGCCATGTCCGGCTGTGCGTTTGTGTCGAAATACTCGCTCAGTGGCAGGGTGACAACCACATCCACCTCCTGTGGTGTGATGCCTGATTTGACCAGCGCGTGGTGAATGGCGATTACATTCACATCGCTGTACTGGTATTGCGTGTCGGTCGTCTGGACAAAGCGATCGCTGACCGGATCAAAGCCATAGCGCACGCCATCAAGCATGTAGTTCGCGGGATGCGTGCCACCGAACGGCGCAGACCATTCCGACTTGAAGCTGTTCGGGCTGATGGCGTTGCGGCGTTCGCCGTTCTCAGTCCATGCCAGCTTGATGTTGGTGGAGCCGTCGTCGATACAAATTTTCATGTCGCTTTTCCTTATGTTGATTAATTAATCGTTTACGGGATTCTGAAATCCCGTTTTTGCCTGTTTTGTGCGCGCTTCATATATCGCGGCGCGTTTTTTGCTCATTTACGGGATTTGTGGATCCCGTTTCTGTCTGTTTTTTGTTTCCACTGGTCAGGCCACCCTGCAGCAGGTCTGCTTTGCGGCTGGCGCGTTCAGTGGTTTCACTGATTCTCTGTGCGTGCTCTGCGTCGCGGATGGCGCGCAGCATGTCAGAAAGCACGGTAACGGGTGTTTTCATGGTGTTCTGATCCTGCTGAAGTGCGGATGCCAGGCGTGCGGCGGCTTCGGGGTCTGATGCCCCCAGCTGTGCCAGATAGCTGGCGACCGGGTTATGGCGGATCTCCGTGCTGCTTACGCCGTGATTACGGCTCAGGTGCTGCCAGAGCTGCGTGATTCGACTGTCCGGGCGGGTATCCGGTTTGCGTACAATTTCAAATCCCTGCGGTGCAATGATGCTGCCGTCAACGTACAGACTGCCGCCCCGTAACAGGTGCTGCATCTGCTGTTCACCGATATGCAGGCCGAGAGATTCGGCAGACTTCCGCCATTCTTTAGCGAGTAATTCGTGGTTATCAGGCAAAGGCCGCTGCTGTTTGCGGCTCTGTGTCCAGCTCTGCATTTCATCACTGCTGTTTTTTGCCTGTTTGTCACGAAGCGAACGCATCAGCGCCCGGCGTTCGTGCCGTTTCAGTGAGCGCATCCATTCGTTCACTTCAACGCCGTCAGGGAGCTGCGGCCACGGTGCTGGCCGTTCTTCCGACTGTTCTGTCCCGTTGTTGTCCGTTTCCTGTACACGGGGACAGTTATTGCCACGAGTCCAAGGGGCGGCAGGGCCGCCCTGAAGGTCAAAACCATTTTCGCGGGCGCTGTCTTCCGCTTCCGGTTTGCGTCTTACCAGCTTCCAGTTATCCGGATGCGTGCACACACGGGAGGATTCCCCGATGAGTGGTGACCAGATCCCGTAAATCTGTACGCTCTGTTCGCCGTAATCGTTCAGCTCATCGGCGAGGTCGTAGGCGGTGCGAATCAGGTAGTCTTTGCGTGGAACAAGTACGCCGCCCTGTTTCTCTATGTAGGTGGCAAAACATCCGGCATCAGCGGCAGCAAGAACCGCATCCATTGCGTCATCCTTCAGCCGTTGCGGGCCTTCCGGGTTGCGTGCCATCTGGCTGGCAAGGCGGCGGAGTTCACGCCACACCTGACGGGAGGGGATGCCAAAGAACTGGAACTGGCGGACCCGGTGAAGGCGCGCCCAGCCGATGGCGCGCTCCACGCTCTCGGCCATTGATTTTCCTGTTTCGTGGTCAACGCGTGGCTTGCCCGTTTTCGGGTCGATGCCATCCACGGCGCGGCTGTCCAGGTTCTTTCCGATGTAGGTGGCGATGTAGCTGGTTGGCGTGCCTTTTGAGCCGTCTACATACTCCGCCTTAAAGCGCGGAGTAATATCATCGCCCAGCTCGTGACGATCTTCCTGAATGGCAATATCGCGGGTGTGGGACACAATGGTGTCGATTTCTTCCGGATGGGCAAAGACCATCATATGCCAGTGCACGGTTCCGTCATGGTGAGGCTCCACCGTGCGGATGCCATACCAGCGCAGGCCGTCGCGGTTCAGTTTCTTGCGGACCGCCGCAAAAAACGTGTTAACCAGGTAATCGCTGGAGTCGCGCATGGTGGCCCCGTTCCATTTGGGGTTCGGATGACCGTTCTCCGTTGTTGCGTGGTATTTTGACGGGCAGGTGACAGTCAGAAACACCGCTCTGTCGCCACGGGCTTCGGCCAGAAGTTCCAGTCCCTTCATGGTGGCCATCATTTCTGCCTTACGGTGAACCGGGTTACTTACTCCCGCGTAATACACTGTCTCGAGATCAATCGTGAACCCGTCTTCATTTTCCAGCATGAAACTTTTCAGGAAATCGCGTGTTTTCTCGCGCTGTGCGCGAAACTCGCTTAACGCGTCCTGGCTCAGATAGGGTGATGTTTTTCTGGAAACCAGACAGGCGGCGCGGAGTTGTTCTTCTCTCCACTCGCAACGTAACAGCCACAGTTTGCGTTTCCACCATTCCGCACAGGTCAGGCGAAGGATTGCGCCCGGTAACAGTTCCGTGTCCGGATCGTTCCTCCGGTCTTTGTCTGTTGTCAGTGCGTCGTAATGTGGCGGCATGATGTGCAGGCGTAATGCGATACGGGCCAGCATCCGATACGCCTTCAGCGTTACATCCATGGTCAGTTCGCCATCTCTGGCACCAAAGCCATCGCAGAGTGTTTCGAAGGTGCTGCTGAACATCGCCGCCGTCATGGTGGCCAGCGTCTGTATCTGGTGCTTGTTGAGCTGCGGCAGGTAAAGCAAATCATCCAGGCGTTCGCGTCCGGCAAGGGAGCGATAACCCGGTGTCAGCCAGCGCCCGTCGGTGCGGTCCAGACGTTCGAATATTTTGCGCAGGGTTCCGCGCGCGTAGCGTTCAGCCTGCCAGCTCTTTTTGCCTTTCTGGCGGTCGATTCCTGTTTTTTGCGCAGGAAGGAGAGGTGGCGAATAAGCGGATCGCGCAGATAGGATGGCAGCAGGCGCAGCGAGGCCATGGCTTCATCCACCGCGCCGCGTGCCTGCTTTCTGGCGTCTCCTGCCAGTGTGATGGTTTTGTCCTGTTTTTCCTGTGCGTCCAGGCTTTTATTAATCAGGTTGCCCAGCGGCGTGGCGGAGAACGCCGCATCAGCCATTTCCTGGCAGCGCTCGTTCTCTGCCCGGTAGGCATCCAGCCAGGAGGAAAGCGCGGATTCAGGAGCGGGGATCCCCGTTCCTTCACGCCCCACTGCGTGGCGCGGTTGCTGCCAGTCCCTGATGTACTCTGCCGTCATAGTGATTTACTTCGTTATGCCATTCAGGGTGTCGCGGCAGACTGTAGCCAGCCGCTGAATTTCCAGCACGGTGTCTTCTGTGTCGGCATGGCGATGTGTGATGCGGATGCTGTCGGCAATCACATCGACGATTGCAGAGGATGGGCGCTGGTAAATGCCAATAACGGACGGGGTGCCACCTTCAATGCGGTAAAGCCTGTAATTTCCCTCGTGGCTGTCAATCATGTAGCGACCATCAATAACAATCTTTCCGTCAGCGAGCTGCGGTACAGGCAGGGATTTCAGGTACATGTCATAACGTTCACGCACGCGAGCGGCAAGATCACGTTCTGTGTTGAGCAGGTATTCAAGAAAGTCGTTGGCGAGAATCATTGCGGCAATCCTCTTGTTACAGATGTGCGAAGGCCTCCCGCCGCAAGGTGCAGGAAAGGCCCGGAACAGGAATTAATGGAGTTTGTTTTGCTGCTGGATGAGCTGCTGAAGCTCGCGCAGATCATCCGCCAGATAGCTGAAAACAGCGGATGAATAGAGGTTTGAAAGTTCGCAGCTACGCTCATGCAGCATATTGATGTGCATGATTTGCGCGACGCGTGATGCG